ACCTTTCTTTCGATCTAGGGAATAACCAAATAGTTGTGACATTCAACTGTCCCTATACATTATCAATTATTTATACGTGATTAAATCACGCATCAACAGAATTACCAGCGTTGTTATCGTTGGCGTATGTCCAGTACTGGACCTGGAATTCAACAGTATACTCTTCAGGAGTATCGTTGCTATCCCATGCAAGGTCAATTGCACTGATGTTTGAAGGCCAGATGCCAACAAACTGATACGATCTGACCACGCCGCCTTGACGATCATACTGACGCACAAGTGCGCTAGACTGATATTCGCCAATGGTGCGAGGAGTTTGCAGGTTTTGCTGAAGGTTTTGGATCTTAGTAGACCACTCTTCAAACTTGGAGCGCAGTGCGAATCCTTTGTCGTTAAGGACAGTAACTGTCCATGGCTCGAAGGTTCTGTCACCAGCGATCTTGAGTGTCCTACCTCTGTAAGGAACCTCGATCACACCCACTGTAGAAGCGGGAATGTTTGCTGCCTTCACAAGGAAGGTGGCAAGAGATCCAGAAGAGGCAGAAGATCCTGCCTGGGAAGCACCAGCAGATTCCTGCTGACGCTTTTCTTGTGATCCAGGTGTGGCACCCGATGCTGGGGTGCCTTCATCTACGATGCCTGGGAAACCAATTTCCACTTGGAAAAGGTTGGGGCGGGCTAGGTCCCCGATTCTGTTTCTGAAGTCAAGGATTGGTGCGTTGACCGTCTTGCCTTCTGTCTGCCCTGGGTATTTGTCAGCCATTAGGTTGATACTCCGATTGTTATGTAATGGGGTTTAGATGGTTAGATGATCAGGAGACGAGCTCTGTGAAGCTTGCGCCAGTCCTTGTTGCCGTGAAGGTCAAGGTGATGAAGTTGATGGATCTTGTGGGTTTCACAAAGATCTCAGCGTAGAATTCACCACGGTCAATTGCTTCTGCAGGGTTGTTGGTGCCATCACAGACAACCAAGAAGTCAACAATACCACGACGTGATTGGACAGATCTCAGGAAAGGCTCAACGATGTTCTTGAATTGTTGGCGAGTAAACTCATCATTCAATTCAAAGAGTTGAGTCTTAGCAGCGTCACTGATTGCTTCTTCGATAACGAGGAAGAGACGGCGGACGTTGATTCTGTCGAATGCAGATTGATAACCCAGTGCAGTCTTGTCTCCGAAGAGGACCATACCCTGACCAGGGAATGCGACGATGGGGTTAACTCTTGCTGCATAAAGCAGATCTCTGTGATCCTTCAAAGGAGAATAAGCAAGTTTGATGCTGTTTCTCAGGTTACCACGGTTGAAACCTGCAGGTGAGAACCAAGGCTCTTGATTAAGAGTGGTGCTCAGGACCAGACCTGCCATGTCGCCGTTACAAGGAATGTAACGATAGACATCGTTATACTTGTCGTAGATATACTTGTAGTTGTTATCGAAGACAGTATACGAGGAAGATCCAAGTTGATCGAAATACTCAACCGTGCGGGTCACGATTTGAGGTGTGGAAGATTGTCCAACAATGTCACCTCTAAATGGTGAGATGAAAGCGATACAATCCTTACGGGCATCTGCAATGCCGATGATGTGTTGCGCCTTAGCAATAGTATCATTCAAACTATTCATGCTAGGACCCATCAGGACGTAATCCAGTTGGACCGTTTCAGCATCGTTGAAGAGACTGTATGCACCCAAGATGTTAGGACGTGAGATGGTGTAACCATCAACGCCACCTTGGAGGGAGTAACGCAGAGTTGCGCGACCCTTTGTGCCAACCAAAGGCACGGCAAGGGGGTTGAGACCAGTTGGGTCATCGAGGTTGTTGAGGGAGTTGTCAGACTTAATCAAGTCAAACTCTCTATTAACACCACTCAGACCGAAACTACCCGTAGTGTTGGTGTCGCGATCATAGATGTTATTAACTTCATGCGATCCCCAATACAGGAATTGCGAGAATTGCTTAATAACATTCTTGTAGTAGATGTTATCACCCTGAGGAGACTTAGCATCACTTGCCTTGGACACGTTGAGGTGCTTCTCAAGGAGAGCGCCAGGTGTGCCAGTCAGTTTGCCGTCGCCATCAAGCACCAGGATGTGCATCAGGTCGTTATAACCACCTCTATCTTCCACATATGCGGATGTAGTAGGACGAGGAGCAATGTTTGCCCATCTCTGGTTTACCCCATAAAGGCGGGTGTCGTAGTCATTTTCGACTGCGGCAATCAACACATTGCTGGCGTTTGCATCAGCAACATTCTGGTTTGCTTGGAAGATAGGAGATCCAGGATTGAGAGAAACTCTCAACTCACGACGGATTGACTCAACCGTGCCAGCATCGCCAGTTGCACTGCCAGGACTGTTGCTGTTGTTTGCCAATTCGGAGATCGTGTCACCGACTTCCAGCACGTCAGCGGAGGAAGTATCGATAGCGATTTCCAGGTGACGGACTTCAGGATCGTAAGCAACGACGCGACCAGTAACACCACCACTAACAGCAGTGATGTAGTTGTCCTTCTCGAAGGATCCAATCAGAGTGCCGTCATCAACAACAGTTACGATAGTAGCGTAGTCGTAGACTTTACCGTAGATGTTTGCTGCAGAGTATGCAACCTCAGCACCGTTAGTGAATTGCCACTCAGTGCTAGTAGGTTGTGCCAAAGACAGGACCTGATCAGCACCAGCGTCGGTGATCACCACGCGGAGTGAGTTACCATGGAGACCAGCAGATTTTGCTGCCCACTTCCAGTTGTTTGCTGCGTTTTCAACGTTGGTCTCATACTCGTCGTCATTCTTGACAAGAGGAGCAGTGATACCAGTTGCAGTTGTTTCGTTGATCTCAGTCTTCTGTGCTGTAACCAGCTGCAGAGCGACAGTAGATCCATCGGTGTGTGCCGAAGCAGTGGTGCCGAGAAGACCGCGAGTAACGTTAAGGTTGTCGCCAGAAACACCAGTGATCTGCATGATCTCGTCGTCAACTCTAATATAAGAGTTGGTGCCGCCACCAAGGGTGGTTGCTGAGGTCACGGTCAAAGTCGTGTCTGCATCAGTGAAGGTCGATCCCTCATTGATAGTGGAGCTGGTGCCTGCAGGCTCAATCAAAGTGATTGGAGCAGCGGCAGCGTGAGATGCAGCGGATGTTGCAAGTTGACCGCGAAGCACGGTAATGTCGTTACCAGAGACTGCCTGGACAACCAACAATTCTGCGTCCACAAGGAGCAAATCGTTAACGTCGAAGTCAGTTGCTGCTGCAACAGTAAGTGTCGTATCTGTGCTGCTGAAAGTTGCAACGATAAACTGTGCAGTATCGATTGCGTTCTTAAGCGATGCATTCATCGCACGGACCACCTTCAAGGTGCCGCCATACAGCAAAAATTGTGCTGCAGTAAACCAGTACTCGTAGTTATACTCGTTTGGACGCCCAAAGATCGACAGGAGCTCGCGCTCGCTGGTGATCTGGGTCATTGCCTCAACGGGTCCCTTTTCAAAGGATCCCACAATAGCAGCAACATTATCAACTGTTGCGTTGGCTACGGAGGTCAGATCTCTTTCAAGTACAACAACCCCTGGTGAAAGTTGTGTTGATGCCATTAGATTCTCCTGATTAGATTCCTAGTCGGATGCTGAAACTATTTAGAATAACGGTGTTTTTCAGAGGGTAAACAAGACGAAATCACCAGTCAGGATACTCAGTAATCCACGTCTTTTTCTTCTTCCTGTTAGCAGCATTACGCTTTACTTGACACTGCTTACAGGTGTATGAATACGCTGAAACATTCTTACCTCTATCAGGTCTAGTCTTATAGAAATGATCTACCAGTGACAGGGTGCGAAGACATTTACGACACTGCCTATCTACAAATAGAAACTCTTCTAACTCTAGGTCACTTTCAAAGTCCATTCCTGCACCAGTCTGGCAACTTGTTTTTTATCACACCCTTCAGGTGCATTCTTTATACAACGGAGAATGCATTCTTCATCGCTGATAGATGGTTTAATAGTAAACCCCCACCTATCAACCTCACCTTCTGTGGGTGCTTCAACGTAATCAAATTCACTACTCATTGGTAATCCCACATATACGACATGTCGCCATACTCAGCAATAGAATCTCTTTCTGCATTATGCCATGTCTGTCCTTGTGGATCTACGGTGACTTCTTCTTCAAGACCATCATCCATAAATCCAAACGGTGCCATGTCTGCTTCGATTGCTTCCTTCTGCTCCAGATACATTCGCGTCCTGACATCGTTGTCATGCAGCTCTCTGAAGTAGTCTGAGGTCGCTAACCAAGAGAATATGACCAGACACATAGAGAGGTCATCATTACATCCTTCTTCGGCTTCCCATGCCTGTCCCTTCTGGATGAATGTAGTTAACTCAGCAATGATATCATAGTCATTAAAGACGAGTTTGTCATCCTCAATCAACTGTTTCATGTTTGCACACCCAGTCTTCTTGACTGTGGTAGACATCTTGACACCTAGTTGCACCTTAGACCCAGAGAATCCCTGACCTACAACCTGCCCAGCACGTCCACGCATGGATGACATCAGGAGATTATCATACTCCAGATCAAACTGCATGATATCTGCTACCTGTCCACCAATATCATTAACCTCAATCAAGGTAAAGGCATGATTATAACTCGTCACTACCTGATGAATGATGTTGGGGAAGAGTAATGGTTTAATTTTATTGTTTCTATACTTCGCTACTAACCTATATGGGATTGAAGTGGTATCAAATACACAGAATGCTGAGTAATCTTTAGTTATACCACGAGCAACGTCCACCGTGCATACATAAGTATGATCGGGTATTGGATCTTCATACACATCTAGTCCTTGATTGGACTTCAAAGGATCATCGTATACCAAAGTTTTTAGTTTAGATGATGTAATGAGGGTGTTAACCGATCCCAGAAATTCACATTCAAATTCCTGGTTAAACTGCTCTTCAGACGTGTTGCGAATGGTCTGCTCTTTCCATGCAGCATCCCTACCAGGCACCTCAGACCAGTGGACTTCTGTAGTAGTGTATTCATTCTTGCCCTTCTCTGCATCATGCCAGAGTTTGTAAAACATATTCATCCCCTTGGGCGTGGAGATGATGATTACTTTGGTAGATTTACCAGAACTAATAGTAGGATACACAGAGCTGAAAAACTCGTCAGCAATATGCGTTGGTATAAAGGCGAATTCATCCAGAAATATGATGTTAAAAGACATACCACGGACGGCAGAAGCTGAAGTAGAAGCAGCCATAATCTTGCTTCCGTTTTCCAATTCGAGACTGCCCCTGTTCCAGTTGACGACACCTTGTTGGAGCCAGTTTGGGAGGTTTTCATAGGATAGTTGCAAACGTTGTAACATCTCTCGTGCCGTAGCTGCCTTGTTAGCAAGGATTGCTACGTTAACATTGTCATTGAAAATGATATACCACAGCAGATATGCAGTAACAACCGTTGACTTACCAGACTGTCGTGGTAGTTTTGCAATATTAAATCTATTCGCATGGAATCTTTCGACCATCGACTCCTGGAAGTCGTACAACTCAAATGGAATCAAACCACGGTCCAGTGAGATGATTTGGATGTAGTTTTTAATGAAGTAGACAGGATCCTTAGAGCACTTGATAAACTCTGCCACCTGCTCATCAGTGAAGCTCTGTGCTACGTTAGCCCTCTTTAGGTTAGGATTACCTAGATAGATCTCATTTTGGCTCATACGGGAATGGTCTCCTATTTTTCTCCTGACCTGCTGCGTGTGCTAGCACAGCATCCTCCTGTCCTGGACAGAATTGAAAGACTGCACTATATCTAGCAGCGGCGGGGCAATGTTTCGTTGGTGCTCTCCCACTGTGTGGGACTAATCCTGGGAATACTACAATCCTTCCTGGTTTAGGAATGACTGTATCTGTAATCCTGTCACCATTCATGAAGATGGTTTCTCCACCCCACTCAGGGATCCATGCCTTATTAGTATAGACAAGGAAACTGAGCGCATCTAATTCTTCCCCGTCACAGTGGACAGAAGGACTATCACCAAGACGGAAAGCATTATAAACGACTCGGTGAAATGAAGGAATGGGAATCCCAGCGCGGGAAAATGCATGGTTAATACAGAAGTGATCAAACTCCCCATAGTTAGGATAGTCAATCGCTCTGCCTAGGGAATAAGTGGATAAGGTATCGTCTGGCGCGTTATCAAAGATAAGTTGCCATCCGTCAAAGTGGGTGAAGTATGTATCCATATAAAGGATCTCATCATCTGTGAAGAGATCGTCAATGACCATCACCTGATCATATTTAACAATATCCATTACTCCACCAACGTGCCGTGCGCCCTCCTAATCTCTTTGAGTTTCTCTAGATTCATATCTTTGGTGCCGCCATCATATGCATGAGCGTAACCTTCTTCAATCATTTGCTCGTTGAGGGACACAGACTCGTCCCCAATGTATAACCAGCCAAGAAGACGCCCATATTTGCCAACCCCACCAACAAGTTCAGTCCTAACAGACAACTCATCATCACCAGCGATAGTCGATTCCAGTTTCTCTTTGAGCCAGTTGGTTGCGTCGATTCCAAGTGCTTTCTCCGCTAGGTTTTTCGTCCTCTTTTCTGGCGTATCAACGCCTGCAACTCTAACTCTTTCTTTCTTGTATAGATCAAACCCGAGGTCAATAGTGACATCGATAGTATCACCATCAAGGACACGATTGATCTCCGTCACTCGGAAGTTGTAGCAGCTCTTCCTGCTTGGTGGTGTCATTACTCCCATCTTCTAACTCTGCAAACGCTTGTCTTAATATGTATACAACTACAAACAGAGCAAGACCTAGTGCCATTATTACCATAATGATTACCGACCACACAGGGTCGTTAGCATTATCTAGTGGTCTCAATAATAAATTCATTTCTTAGGTGTTAGGGCATATGCTCCAGCAGATGTTACTAAGATTGCTGCGACGATTGCGATGATTTCCATAATTTGTTACGAGTTTCTTGGGTCAAGTCCTAAGTTAATTAAGTATTCTGTCCACCAGTCTGGATCTTTTCTTTTCCAATTTGGGACTGGCAATCCTTGAAGCGAATAATACTCTCTAATCGCTTCATCTATAATCCGTGCGATCTCCATATTCTTCTTCCTCTTCATCAACGTCCGCATATGCGTCTGCCACGAAGGGTCCTCGTTTGCGTAAAGGTTCTCGTCTGACATAATCAGTCTCGACATTGACTGCCGACATCCAAACAGCAACCTTCATCATAATGAATATGATCCCGACAGGGGCTAAACAAAGTAGAAGTTTTGCACTCATTCATCGACATCCATGTAGCGAAATTTGTAATCTAATACTGCTTTATATAGTTCGTCTCTAAGTATGCGTAAGTGCTCTTGCTCCTCATAGGGACGAGCAGGAGCACCTGGCCATAATCTTATTGTTTCCTTTACGCAGTGATAGAGCAGGTAAATGTCTTCAATAGTCCATTCATACCCGAATGTGCCTTCGTTGTCATTCGGATCGAATTCCATGTTTTTTTGTGAATGGTTCCCAGTGCTCCCAACCATATTTATGTACCGCCCACATTCCTATGATAGGAACGAAGACTAGGCACCATGCCATGATCCCTACTCCATATGGGTTGTTAAGTACAGTCCCACAGAATCTAGCAAACTCTAACATTATAGGAAGTATTTTAATAGAATGTCTATACGCTCTTGCTCGTGAGCAATGATATCTAATTGGTCTTGAATGGCAGCAAGCACATCAGGATGCTCGCCAATTCCTACTGGATTCTTAAGGTAGATCTCAATATTAAGTCTTGCCTTTTCGATGTTACCTTCAGCATCGATCTGAAGTGCTTTAAGAATTTCGTTTCTCATAATTAATCTCTAATGATAGTAAGCATTGTCTAATCCCCATGTAATAGAATACACTATTACTCCCAGAATCGCAATTGCTTTTGTCCACACCATTTTACCCATGGATCCTCGTTGTGCAGGCAAGAGTCAGGATGTACCCACCCACTATTTAATTCTTTTAGTCTTTCCTTGAGGTGCTTATTTTCGAGTTTCAACATATAAATTTGGTGCTTCAGTTTATCGATCGAGGTCATAACGGTTTTTCCAAATCTCCAAGAAATACCTGTCTACTTGATAGAGATCAGCAGTAGGTGGTGGCACTCTATCTATGTCTTCAGACCAACACGTACAGATATCTCGCATCTCTAAAGTGATACCGTCAGGTCGAAACATCCTCCCGAAGGAGGACATTGCAAATGCGAAACGCATTCTAATGCGCTGTTCCATTTCCTGAGTAGGCGTCGCTTTCATAATAGATATTCTCACCTTTTCGTAACCCGAAATATATTGTGGATAATACAAAGGGTAGTGATCCGAAAAGTAAGACATGGGCGAAGGTCATGGTGCTAACGAGCGAAAGATTTTTCTACATGTGTCGATTGCAACTCTTGACCCAAAGACATTGGAGTAGATATATGCAATGCCCAACTTGGAGCAATACAATTCCAACTCTTGACATGATTTTACATCAGAGCTGCTGAGGTCAATGAGGACATCTCCCTCAACTAACAGTGGCAACAATTCGTCAAGTGTGTGCTCGACATTCTCAGGTGGGATGCAGAGCATAAAGATACCAGACTCTTCAAAGAGGACTGACTCTCCAGACTTAACTCCATATACCATCTTCTTTTTGATCTGCTCAACCAGAAGTGGGATGCTAGTGGTGCATCCACTAATGTATCCAGCATCATACTGCTCACTAGATAAATCGTAATTCTGTTGATAAGAAAATACGTCGATCTCATCCTGCATCATACGGCGAGAAATGTCCTCACCCATACGACCCAGAGTAATCATCCCAACTTTCATAGTGTCAGCCTGTGGTGTTTGCAGATTCCCAGTCCTTCTGGAATAGATCAAGTCCCTCACGGGTCAAGACGTGATCATACATCTTCCAGAAGATCTTGGGTGGCATAGTAACGGTACTAGCACCATAAGTATAGCACCTTGAGACGTGATGCACATCCCTCAGGGACGCTGCAAGGATCTCTGTAGGCATCATCTGCACACTGAATGCATTAGCGATTGCACGGACCAACTCAATGCCACTGAATGAGTTATCATTGCAGCGACCAATGAAAGGAGACACGTATGCTGCTCCTGCCTTTGCCGCTAGCAGTGCCTGTGCTACTGAGAAGATGAGAGTTACATTAACCTTAATGCCTTGATCTGAGAGGATCTTACATGCCTTCAGTCCCTCTACAGTGCAAGGGACTTTGATTGTAACTGCTTCACCTAGTGGGAAGTAAGTTTTTGCTTGCTCAATCATTTCGTCAGCTGTCTCGGCAACCACCTCCGTGGAGACGCTGATAAGGTCTGGACA